AACAGCAAAGCGATGTAGATAAGTTAGTACGCAAATGCCTCAACCCAAGCGGTAAGAAAGACGCTACCGCCTCAGATATGAAACGACTACGATATTTAGAAAATCTCATAAAACTAAGCTGAAACAATGGCACGAATAAAAGCAATATACGGCAAACAACTACTCGAAAAAACCTATAAAACATTCCCTTTTGAAGGCGAGTGGGCACGCGCCCTGGGCAACCCCGAAGTAGCAGGCTTTTGGCTCATATATGGCAAAGAAAAACAAGGAAAAACGTGGTTCTCACTCAAACTCGCCGAGCACCTTAGTACCTACGAAACCACAATGTACATCAGTGCTGAGCAGGGCACCAGCAAAACATTCCAAGACGCCTATATGCGTGCCCAACTCGACCCTTTTAATCGCCGACTAAAGATAGTACCCTATACTGAAATTGCCGAAATAGAAAACACCCTTGGAAAACAAAGAAGCTCAAAGGTAGTCATCATCGACAACACTACTATTTACAAAGACGAACTCACAGCCCCAAAGTTACGAGAGTGGAGCCGAAAGTACCGAAACACCCTTTTTATCTTTCTCTCACACGAAGAGAAAGGCGAACCCGACCTGGCTGTAGGTCGCCTCTGTAAGAAACTCGCCGAAATCGTTATCCGAGTCGAAGGACTTGCCTGCCACGTATCGGGGCGTTGCCCTGGTGGCACCCTCGTTATCAACGAAGAGAAAGCACAACTCTATTATGACACTAATATCACCCCTAATATCTAACACCTATGAATACAATAGCCCAGCAAATCACCTATCGCCACGCCCTCGCCAAGCAATTAGGACTTACATATTTGCAGTATGAAAACCTACGCTATGAGTTCTATATAGATTGGTGTGTCCACCTTATACAACAAGGCAAAGCATTGCATTTAAAACCTCTCATCAGCCACGACACACTAATGAACTGGTACGATGACCAATGGTACGACCTCGTTGAGCAAACAATACAGCGACACTATGGCAATGATATTACTCTGTTTAACGCTGACGACATTCTTCTGCTCATCACCATCTACGCTGAGAATATCCTGCAATACTATCCCAGTATATTGCTCAAAAAAATAACCGCCCGTGTGGCTGGCACCGAACACTAACCGAAGATAAACCGAACACAAGATGAGAATTGAACTAAACGAAATAAGCGACTACGAGTATATCAATCGCAAAATGAGAGAGCACGCCCAAGAGCTTCTCAAAACCGCCAAAAAACAAAAGCGTCCCGTGCGATACCTCCCGCAAGGTATTAGTGGTGATAGTGTAATTTGGTGGGCAGACCTCAAAAAATACGGCAAACTAATAAAACAGAATAACTAATGAAAAATAGATTTTTAGCATACACCGAAGCTCTTGCTCTTGACACCTTTTTACAGGTGCTTACCTTCGAGCAACGGCTACAAACCTGCCAATACCGCGCAGGTAAAACCGACAAAGTGCCTACCTTAGTACAGAAGTTACAGGACTGGTGTACTTACAATCAGTGGCAACCTCCTGCCTTTCGCTATGACGCCTTTACCCGCGAATTATTATGGGAAGATGACAACGCCGAATGGCAACCACTAAGAAAGCACCCGCTATACAAAGCACAAGTAACAGGATATTAACAAATAATAATTATCAATTATGACAGTAGATTTAACTAAACTCACAGCCGACGAACTCAAAGCAGAACTACAACGCCGCGAGCAAGCCCAAAACGAAAACCGAGAAGCCTATAAAGCCCTCGTCAATGAAGCAATTCCACAAATCATCGGTAAGCTACAAAACTATTCAGAACAGATGGCAGAAATAAAGTTGCATACTTTTGAAGCCCTCAAAATTCTCTTGGACACCAAAAATGAAGTTTATGATGTAAAAGGAGACCAACAGAGCCATACCTTCACCGATACCCACGGCAACACCATCACCTACGGATTCCGCGTCATTGACAACTGGGATGACACCGTAAATGCAGGCATTGAAAAAGTCCGTGACTTTATAGCCTCCCTCGCCAAAGACGACGACAGCGCCAAACTCGTAACCGTCATCAACCGCCTGCTCAAGAAAGACACCAAAGGCAACCTCAAAGCCTCCCGTGTACTCGAACTCACCCGTGTAGCCAAAGAGTTCAACAGCCCCGCCTTCACCGATGCCGTAACCATCATCGCCCAAGCCTACCGCCCACAACGTTCGGCTTTCTATATTGAGGCTAACACCATTGACGAGCAAGGCAAAAAGTGTAATATCCCCCTATCGCTCTCATCGGTAGACTTCCCCCCTGGTACCGATATTAAAAACCTCTTCCCCGTACACGAGAAGTACGAAGAGCAAGCCAGCGCATAACACACACTTTTAGCCGTCTCGGCGGTTAAAAGATGCTCCTCCGCCCTTAGTAAGGTCGCTGGCAATAAGAGGACGCTCTTATGAGATCCACTAAGGCGAGGAGCTTTTTAAATAACCTTTAAACACCATTTAAAATGAAAAAGATTAAAGATTTAACTGTAAAAGTAACCTACACCGTAGGTTTAGAAGATGTAGAAGTCTCCGATGAAGTATTTAAACAATTAGATAAAATGGCAGACTATGGATTTTCTGTTGAAGATTGTGAAAGTAGCAAGTATCCAGAAGCGTTTGATTGGCTTGCTTACAACATAAGAGAAAATGATGCTATGGATTGGGCATACGAAGTAGAAATTGACTAACCCCTAAAACCTAACGCCTAACAACAATGACCATACAAGTCCATCAAATCAAGATCCTCCAAACCCTTTTAAGTAAGCGTTTCAGAGACCGAGAAGCCCGCCTACACTTTGTATGTAGCTTTGTAGGGCGAGAGCTCCCCAGTACCAAAAACCTCAGCGAAGACGAGTTTTTCGCCATAGCTGAGCACCTTGGTTACCATTTCGAGATGCACGCCTATTTCGATGCCCAAAACAAACAGCACCTAAAGCTATTATCCCTATGCCACGAGCTCGGTTGGCGAGACGAAGCCACCCCAAAGTACGCCGATATAAAACGCCTTGGCAAATGGTTTTGTAGTAGCAAAAACCCCTTCAAAAAAAGTCTTCAAAACCTCACCCCCAGTGAGGTAGGAAAAGTAAATAACATCTTTGAAAAAATGCTAACACAGAGATATGAAAGAAGTTAGAAAATTAGTCAATGAGAAAATTAGCATATTAGCCAATTGCCCTCACAAGCATACCGAACGCCGAACCCTTGCCCACTATGTTACAGTAGAAGTAACCGCAATATTCTGTAAAGATTGTGGCAAGCAATTAACAAAAGAACAATGGGAAGTATAATACGATTAAGAGTATGGTATGGGCTTAGGAAGCTCACCCCAAAAGTTATAAGGAAGCCCTCAATAATCATCGTCTTTGAAAACTCGTGGCATTGGAAAACCGAAGAGAAAGTAAAGCAAATGATGAAAGTAGTACACATCCGCTATCAAACAGAAGAGGAAGCCTCAGACGCCCAAATGAGTAAACATATATACAGCATTTGGGAAATACTTATCTTACACGACAAACGCTTCAAAAAATCACCCGAATTAGCCATACAGTACAATAGTTATGCTGATAGGAAGCAAATATCAGAAGCCGAACGCAACCTTATAGCCGACAAACTCCGTGCAGAGGTTTATAGTTTTTACAACCTTAAAGAGCCACAAGGCTTGCAATTATCACTCAATTTATAACTCTTTAAACACTATTAAAAATGAAAGAAACACCTACACATTATTTTTGCCATTTAGTCGGTGGCATACAAACTAAGAACAAGTTGCAAGAACAATTCTCTTGTTTTCTCAGAGGAATGGATGGCGAACTATACCAAGCAAAGGAGCTGGATAAAATAAAAGAATACATCATCGAAAAAGCCAATGAACTTAATGAAGAGTACCCCCGATGCAAACCCCTTAACATTTCCTTTGCACAATACGTAGAAAAAGATAAACATCACCTATGCGGGTTTGAGTTTGACAGCTTTATTTTAAGACCAGCTTACTTAATTAAACTATAAAAAAATGAAAATAGAACAATACCCCACTTGGCTTGTCCCCCTCGACATCGCCAAAGAACTCAAAGAAATAGGGTTTAATGAGCCTTGTATATTATACTATGATCGCAATATAGGAGAAATATTACTTGAAATAACGGTAGTAGCTTCAGAAAAATGTATGTTTAAATGGTATGAGCCGTTAGAAGAATTTAATTTCTTTTACAATAAAGGAATTAAAAATTATATAACCATACCCACCTGGGAGCAAGCCCTCGCTTGGTTCAGAGCAAAAGGCTATTACGGCAACCTCGAAGCCACCAGCAAAGGCACTTCAGCCTATATTTTCACCCCAAAATTAGACTTTGGAGAATGTTGGGAGTTTGCCTACGAGAAACATTATGAGAAAGCTCGTGAAGCCCTTTTACTTAAACTGATAGACCTTTATAAAGTAGCAAACCAATGAAAATCGCCCTTACCTTATCACGTGCCCAAGCTGAAGTCCTTGCTCGCGCCACTTTCATAGGGCAACCCCTATTCAACAACCGTGAGCAACGTGTACTTTACAGCATAATGCGCGAAGTAACCCTTAAAGCCACCCGCTTTTATATGAGCTTCGTTACGCAAAAACAACGCAAGTTTTGGCTCAAGCTCTACGAAGCCGATATGTTAGAAAAGTTCTTAGGCTACATCCTTACAATGGAACATTACGGACAATACGAACGCCAAACCCTTCTGCAAATTACCTATGATATTAACGAACAATTAGCATAATGGAAACACTATTTTATATGAAAAGTAAGCGCACAAGCGTTGAGCACTGTTTTAAATACGATTTAAACGGCGATTTAAAAGCCTTTGAAAGTGTAGGTGCTCCTCTCACCCAAAAAGGTTGGTTGTGGCTATTGCGTATTGACGTTTTTCCCTTTACGGTGGAACGTATGGAAAAACTCGCCAAAGATACCGAGCTAAAGAAAATCATAGATATAAGGAAAGTCCCCGCCTCCGTCACCTTTGAGGACTTTTGGGCAACCTACGGGCGCATCGGTACTAAGTCGGTAGCGCAACGCAAATTTGACAAACTCAAACCCGAAGAGGTAATCAAAGCCTTTCTCGGCATAGAAAAAGAGAAAAACAAAAAGAAGCTCGACGGGACAGCAATGCCCTACGCCGAGACCTATCTTAACCAAAAACGATGGGAGTAGTAATAATTTGCTAATTTGCCAATTATGTCATATCTTTGCACTATAAAATTCCTCATTCTCTTTGGTATATGCAACTTAAACGCAAACAATGTAAACAACGTCTTCAGCGTCGCAATGAAAAGATACGTGAACTCTTCGGTGAGCTTACTAACAAGTACCCTCAATGGCGTATAGACGCGGTGATTGAGGAGGTAGCAGGTAGGGTATATTTGTCTCCTCGCACTGTAGAAGCTATCCTCTCTTATGAAGGTATTTATGCAGAAAATTAAAAAGTTGAAAAAAGTTTTGGTAGTTTAAAAAATAGTTGTACCTTTGCACTATCGATTCTGCGGATTCGATAATACCAACGCCTATGATAGAGTTAAAACTCTTATCATAGGCGTTCGGGTTTTATTACAGAAACTCTACCTTAATCAGTTCTCCACTTTCTTTTAATATCCATACTTCACTTATCTGTTTTCCTTCATTAATTCTAAACTTTATTAACTTTTTGAGGTGCTCCATTGTATAATTACCCTCGTCTATTATAATACAATCAGATTGTTTTAACCCTCTTGAAAGCATATTTGGTAAAGAGTTTTTAGCGTCTCTATGTCCCTCGTGTTCATAAAACTTATTTCCTACTTTAAAGTCAGGACATTTGCCCCAATAAGGGGTACCTTGCAAATCGGCATAAAGTTGTTGGTAAATTTTGTTTTTCAAAGGCGAGCTAAAGTGTGGTAATATAGTGGTTTCGTGTCCTTGCTTGGCAAAGAAGTCACAACACTTATACACGCGCTCATAGTCTGCTCCCTCTGTATTCACAAGGTTAGAGATGTTTATCTTTCCTCCGTTAGGGTATTCTTTTATCACCTTCTCTATATAGTTTTCTCCGAGCTTTTCCAATCGTTTCTCCACCTGCTTTTCTACTTCCTTAATGGCTTTTTCGCTCATTCCTTTGACATAGGGTATTACAGGAAATATCTCCCCCGAAAGAGCGGGGTTATTAGCAAAGGCTTCTTTTATAGGCACCTCTTCTGTACGTACACCTTCTGTTACTGGGTCAGCAGTAGGCTCTACGTAGCAACGACAACCCCAATCATTAGGGGGTAGGTGCGTTTTCCAAAAAGAATGCTCTACGGGTAACGTAAGCCCGTCCCAGGCACGATGTGTTTCGCGAGTTCGTTCATCGTGTACAGCGTGATAGGTAAGGTTTGGGTATACGCGCTTGTTAGCTATATACTCCTCGTACTTTTGTGCCGATAAGGCATTGGCTACTGTTTGGTTGTACTCGGTTTGTAACCAACGCCTATTGTATTCTATATTCAGTTTATTAGCTTCGGCTTTGAACTCTTGCCACGAAAGCACCTTGCCTTCTTTTATAAGGGCTTGCTCTATCTGCTGTTTAAAACTCGTTTCTTTGAAAGCTGAGAAGCGTGCAAGGTTGTGCTTTAGTGAGGTTACGAGTTCGGTATTAGTTTCCTCAATAGTAGGGTTGTAGCCCTCTGCTAAGGCTTTATTTAGGTGCTTGTAGTAGTATTGCCATAGTTCTTTGCTTTGTGCTTCACTAATACTACGCTCTTCAAAAGCCTCACGTATGTACCCCTCTATGAGCCTACTCAAGTCGTTGTCTTCCTTGTTGAGCTTTATAGGCTCGTGCTCGGAGCAACAATGGGTGTGATAGTGTAACTTGAGTAGGCTTAGGCTTTTTTTGACTCGTTCTGTTCCTCACCCCGTCCCTCTCCCAAGG